CCATGCAAAAACGGTTATTTTGGGTCGTTGGGTTGAAGACTGGTGCGTTAGAGCCTGCTGAATTGCGCGGATTGATTGCTGTGTTTCCGCTACCCGTGGTGTTGCTATAGAGCGCGTCTGCTCCACTAGCTGTGTTGAAACTACCCGTGGTGTTGCTATAAAGGGATGTGTATCCACTAGCTGTGTTGCTACTACCAGTGGTGTTGCTTAAAAGGGATGTGTATCCACTAGCTGTGTTTTCAATACCCGTGGTGTTGTTATAAAGGGATGTGTGGCCACTAGCCGTGTTGCTAGTACCAGTGGTGTTGCTATAGAGTGCGCTTTGTCCACTAGCCGTGTTGCTATTACCAGTAGTGTTGGCTTGAAGTGCGCTTTGTCCACTAGCCGTGTTGCTAGTACCAGTGGTGTTGGCTTGAAGTGCGCTTCGTCCACTAGCCGTGTTGCTAGTACCAGTGGTGTTGTTATAAAGTGCGTTAACTCCACTAGCCGTGTTGCTAGTACCAGTGGTGTTGCTATAGAGTGCGCTTTGTCCACTAGCCGTGTTGCTATTACCAGTAGTGTTGGCTTGAAGTGCGCTTTGTCCACTAGCCGTGTTGCTAGTACCAGTAGTGTTGGCTTGAAGTGCGCTTTGTCCACTAGCCGTGTTGCTAGTACCAGTGGTGTTGGCTTGAAGTGCGCTTCGTCCACTAGCCGTGTTGCTAGTACCAGTGGTGTTGGCTTGAAGTGCGCTTTGTCCACTAGCCGTGTTATTAGCGCCCGTGGTGTTGCTATAAAGGGATGTGTATCCACTAGCTGTGTTGCCACTACCAGTAGTGTTGTTATAGAGTGCGTTTACTCCACAGGCCGAGTTGTTAATACCAGTAGTGTTTAGATAAAGCGCCCGAAACCCACTTGCAATGTTGTTATATCCTGTGGTGTTGCTATAGAGTGCGTCCCTCCCACTACCTGTGTTGGTACTACCAGTAGTGTTGGTATAGAGCGCCCGAAACCCACTTGCTGTGTTATTAACGCCTGTAGTGTTGCTATAGAGCGCGCTTTGTCCACTAGCCATGTTATTAGCGCCTGTGGTAATCGCAGTTCCTGCACCATCTCCAATCAGCGTGTTATTATTACCACCTGCAACGATTGAGTCGCCAGCGCCAGCGCCTGCCACAAAATTGCCTGTTCCTGCTGTGACCGATGATATTCCTGCCGTTGTAATAGCACCTGTCATAGTGCCGCCAGACCTAGATAGTAAACCTAGATTTGGTGATGCGAGCGCTCCAATAGTAACCCATGCGTTATTGGCTGCGTTGCGCTGCTTTAAAACGCCCCCTGTAGTATCTGCCCAAAACATATAGGCGTACATTGTTGCCGGCTCGGTTGCTCCGCTATTGTTTGATACTATTGCCGCTAGTGTGTCGTTAAGATCAGACAGGAAGGAGACGCCCGTTTGATCAGTAATTACATAATCTTCTTGTGCCATTTAGTAACCTCTGGAAATGTGGTCGAAAGTTCTGCTTATTGCAGCGCCTCCCGAATTTTTAAATATAATATCAAATCCGCCTACTGCTTTGCTTGATATTTCGTAATAATCACCCGTTGCCATGTCTTGGGCTGTGATTCCGATTGCTGGGACTACTTGATAATTAAATGGATATGATATAGTTTTTGACGCTGCACCGCTAGCTATGTCTTCACCGCTAGATATTCTATCTGGCATATCTACAGAAACTAAAAGAGAATTAACTTTTATATTGTGCGTAGGATAATTGCTAGAGAGATCAATTTTAAATTGGAACGCCCTAGCCTTATAATCTCCGATTAACAAGGTTTCCCAATCGCCAAACGTGCTATTATCATCTGACTGTCTAATAGATATAGTTGCGTCAGCGTCATCTATTAAGTCACCAACAATGTTTGACCACGTGCTTACTAGGGGTCTTGAACTAATTAAATCATCAGCATCAAACCCAGCTATTGACATTGCAGCGGTGATCCTTGATGTTTGAATTGATCCTAAATCAACGGCTGAGGCAAATACATAAGTACCACTTGAAGCTATACCGCCAAGGGCTGATAATTTAGGCCATGTGCTTATCAATCCTAACTGCTCGGTTATGGTGTTAGCAGAGTCTAAAATTAATCCGCCATCTGATACGGCGGTATCTGTACGTGTGCCAGTAAATCCCGTTTCTGCTAGTGACTCTATAAAGTTCATTCCTATTATACTAGGCGCGTTGGTAATTATAGATACCGCGTTGACACTTTGATTACCAGAGCTGTCTATCCATTTAGCAAGATAAGTGCCTTCTATTAGTGGAAGTGTTGCTGTTGTATTATTGCCTGATATTATTCCACTTATATCAATTGAGTTAGACCAATTTGGAGTTGAAATATCTGTACTGTGCTTGATTTTTAACGTGCCGCCAACAATTACATCTAAGTCAGTCGATTTATCCCATGTTAAAAAAGCGCTTCCTGTCACAGCAAGCAAGCTGAAATTAGAAACGTCGTCAGGTGGTATTGTAAGTCCATATATAATCTTCGTAGCTGTCGCCGTTTCAGACCTTAAACCAATACTACTAATGGCTGTTATTCTAATTTGCTGATTACCGGCAACAACGGGTTCAACATCTATCGATGGGGTTGGTGAATTTAACTTTATCCAGTTCCCGTTCTCAGGTCTTGTTTCTAGCTCATACCTTGCGCCGGTATCTCCCACCCAACTTACTGTCATTCTAACGCCCACAACACTGCCGGTAATTAAATAAAGTTCTTCATTTATTTCAATTCCAGATGGTTTGTTTGGTATTAACCGAAGATTAGAAACTGGTATAGGGTCTAGCTTAATATTGCTTTCTATTGCTGCGTATTTATCTGGTCGATATTCTAGTGCTGTAATCCTGGCGTTTACACCATCTTCACTAATTGAAATTACTCGCCATTTTTCAGGGTTCACACTAGTTGAAGCTAATACAAATATAGATTGATCTTCAGGGGTATTGCTGAATGCCGGAGACACCGTTAGCGTTGTTGTCGCTCCTGCGCCTGTGGTTATAGTTGAGCTTTCAACTGAGCCATTTGGCATTATTGCCCACAGTGTATAAACTAAAGCGCCGTCAATAGTTACGGAATTATCAATAGTAAAGTCTGTTGTTGTTGCGGCCTGAAACCTACCGCCAAGTCTATCACCTGACCTAACGGGGTCTGATGTTTGGATTATCTCACCTGGCGCAATCGATAGCCCATCTAAACCAGTGCTAAAAGTTACCGTATCAGTTTCCATCCTTTCAGTAAATAATATTGCTTTACCGAATCTGTGGGCCTGACCTCTGGACGTGCAGCCAAATGCTACAACTTCCTTTTTAATAAACCCGAACCGATCTATTCCGACAGCGTCTTCGATGTATTCAACTGATTGTCGGTATAGATCGGCAGGGTCATTCCAAGTAACCGCTATAACAGTTGATCGCGTTCTTGAGCTTGAGCCAGCGTAACTAAAAGCACCGTTAATAACGTTACTAGGTGTAAATAGAGCTGATGGGTCTTTGGGCGCGTCTTGCGTTAATGTAACAGAACCAGCGGCCCAAAAAGACATTGCGCCAAAAGCCGAAGCCAGTGCTTGAAGCATTTTAATTGCTTCCTCTCTAGTCTGTAGATAAACATTAACTGTATATCTAGGCTCCGTTCCTCCCTGCCCGTCATTTACTAGCTCGTCACAGTATTGCGCTATTTCATATAATGTAAATTTATCTATTTGGTCTGCTGAAACATAATCACCCAAACCATAGCGCGAGTTTACAACTAAATCATAAAATACCCACGCTGGATTATTTGAATAAGCTGTTGCAAACGTGCCATCCCAAACGCCAGAATATACTCTTGTTGCGGCGTTATAATTTGAAGGTATTTGTAAAATCATTCCTTCAATTTCATAACCTCGCGTTGGGACGTTATTATATAACTCACTATCTAATGACAATGCCATTAAAGCGCTATTCGGATAGCCGAATTTTTCGTCAATAACTTCTGTGTAGCTATCCCAAAAAGTTTGGTTTTGCAGCGCTTGACTATCACTATCAGGAGTAATTCGTTTTACGCGAATATCCCACGGGCCTGTTGATGTTAAGGGTACAACGTATGATCTTTGATATCGGCTTGAAGTTTTACCGGTAATGTCATCAGCAACCGATAAAACATAACCGCCGCCGTCAATCTGCAATTCTATTTCGATTTTGACGGTTGTTCCGCTTACATCACCGTTTGTCGTGTTTTGACTTGTTAATCTAGGCACTGACAACGTAACTCTAACTGAATCAATATCAGTGTCAGTTATTGATCGCACAATACTAGTTGCATTAGTCACTTCAACAGATACCGCAATTTCTGATTCAACGCCTGCAAATCCAGTTATATAAGTTTGGCCTTGTATTCCTTCTCTAGTGTCGAATGTAACACCATTAACATTAAATGACCCATCAGCATTTTGGAGGGGGGTATTGTCAAAATACACCGATTTTAAGCCATCAACTAAACCGTTTATTTCACCTTCAGAAACTAAATCAACAAATTTTGCAAACTGCTTAGACTGTAAATTATCTGGCGCTTCTGTTGCTACACGAGTATTTCCACTGCTGCCTTTACCGCCACCGCCTGAGCCTCTTATTGTCATAGCTGCGTTACCGTTAACCCTGCTGATATAACTTGAGACCCTACGATCATCCGCCCATAACAGATAGGTACAGGATTTCCCTGTCTTGTTGTGTTTACTGCGCCATTAAAAATAAACGAAGGCCTGTTTTCTGCGCGTTCGCCAGATCCTGTTTGTAGTTGAGGAGAAAACAGTAGTTGCGAAACGCCACCAATAATTAAGGATGTTCCTATAGACGTAAATGTTGCTGCTGTAATAAAGCTAACTTCAGAAAAAAGAGCACCTAGCGGACCCGAAGCTAAAATTAAACCAGTCCCTAAAATTATTTTGCCATTGCCACTTGCACCGGCAACAACGGGAACGATTCGGATGGTTTCTTTATTAGAAATAGGATTAATAGTTTCGTTTATATCAAGCTCAGTTTTACCGCCGATTAATACGCGATAATAACCACCATCAATAAAAGACTGCTTAAAGCCCTTTATCGTTACGCTGAGAGCTTTAATAGCTTGAGCAGGTGAAACTACATCGTACAAATGAACCTTGCCGTAGGTTGCGCCTAGCTTGCCGTAGAGCATTATTGTTTTAATGATGTATGCCTCAATATTCCCGCTGTAATTTTAGAGTACCAGCCGCCATAGATATCAAGTGACGATAATCTACCGACTTGATGATGTGCAATTTTATTGTTGCCAACATAAACCGCGCCATGATTAGGTACTTGGCTGCCTACTTGCATAATAATAACATCATTAACCTGTAAATCATCTACCGGATAAAATCCAGCGTCTTTTGCTCTATCAATATAATGATTCTCACCTGCAAGCCACCAGTTATCAGCACGATAATAATCAGGCATATCAATGTTTAATTCTTGCTTATAGTAATCACGAATAAAAGTAAAGCAATCAACCGTTCCATGTTGAAATGACCTCCCGTACAGAGGCATTATATAACCACTAGGTTCAAACTCGTAAATATTACCGGTAGGATATGAAACTATTAACCATTTTAAACCTGATTGCTCGCACCCAATTAAATCAGATGGGCTAGGCTTTGGCGATAAGTTAGGGTGACTGTGTACGATTGTATCGATTACGCCTGAATCTTCGGCTTCAGCATAGTCCTCTGGATGAATGGCAAACTGTAATCCTGTCGCTATGTTTCGACACGGCTTGTATCGTTTACGGCCTTTAACAATAACAATCAGCCCGCATGATTCCAGCGGGTAGCATTCCTTAGCGTGGTTTAAAATATCGCTTTTAATTGTCATTAATTAGACGAGCCTTCAAAACCGCCATAAGGCAGCGTTGCATTATCACCAAACCTTAGCTTGCATGAAGAAACCCGATGACCACAAACGTCTTGCGCTAAATCACTAGTTGGTAAGTCTACAATAGTGGCTACTGGGCCACCTGCGTATCCGCATTCTGTGCTTCTATATTGCCAAGCGCAAACATTCTGTGTTACTTGTCGTTTAGGCAGTTTGACGTTAGTTAAATCCATTGCCGAGGCTAATTCAAACTCAATAAATATTCCGTTTTCTGAGGCCTTTCTGTCAACATACCAAATTTCATCAGCAAAATAAACATTAGGGTCTGCTGAGGCATTGCCACCACTAAAATTAACCGCATCCAGATATTTAACAAAAGTTCTACGGCGAGTAAATTTAGCACCAACTAGATCTTCATTGTCACGGACTAAAGCGCCCAATACGCCTGCCGCGTTAGAACCCCTTATTGTAGGTCTAGGCTGTGTACCCCGCCCGCTTTTAGTAAAGCCATTAGCTTCAATTGGGAATCTTGTATATGTGTTACCTTGCCAGACAACATCAGCACCGAGAGAATTAGTTTCATTAACCCACCGTAAAACATCACCGTCAATTGCTGTGGCGTCAATTTCATATAAATCTATAACGCTGCCGGCTGATAGTTTCTGCACGTCTGTTGATATCATTCGCCAAACACCTCGGAAAAAGTAGCGTTTAAAGTCCAGTGGTTATATTCAATTATAGCATTATTCCATTCACTACATAACCATTTACCTACTGCGCCGGTTGGTGGCGTCCAAGTAAAAGAAGTTATTCCGTCTTCAGTAGCTAGAAATAAATCAATAGCATCAATAGCAGACTTATCACCTACAAAATTGAGCGTCCATACCCGCGCCGTTCTGTTGATCCCATCACCGACTCTTTGTTGGTAGCCATCGCCAAAAACCGACAGCCTAACCTTTGGCGCTTTCTTAACTTGCGCGCCGTAAGTAGGTTCTACTGAAAATGTGGTCATGCTAACATGCCTCCTGGCCTGCTTTCGTCTATCAATACAGATCGAACCGCTATACCAATCATATTTCCTAATCTTTGCCCGTCTTGATCACCGCTAGCGCTTGAGCCTGAAGCGTCAACATTGACAACAATATTCATAGAGTTACCAGATTTCTGACCTTTTGTGTGATCAATTACAGTTTCGTTTGGGTGAAGTATTGCAGGGAATCCACCTATACCGTCAACACCGCCGCTTCTGGGGCCGCTTCCTGTG